TCCCACGAAGTGAGCAGTATCTACCTCACTACCGTTCGTGGTGGCTGCTATCGTACTACCTTCAGTTATATACTCAGCCATGATAGACCTCTATCAGTGCCACGCAGAAGACCCATCAGCCCGACTCTTACGATAGGCTTCATGGGCGTCGGTGATGGACTTCTGACGAGCAATCATATCGGCTGCACCAGAAGGAGCAGGGGCTTGCGATTCTGATGTCTCAGGGGTGGGTGCCTCCCGCAGTGGGGTGTTCGTTTGACTTGGGATCACACGAACACTATCTCCAGTGAGATCGGGGGCACCACGGTGAAATGCGCCGTCAGGCATGATGCTGGGTTCTTGTCTGGCGGTTGGACGAAAACCCTTCTCTTTCTCCAGCCCACCTCCACGGAGAAGATTGATCCGAGCTTGCGCCTTTCCCTTTCTTACTGTACCTTCTTCCAACAGACGCTCAGTGGAGTTGGCAACGTCACTACGGCCTTTAACCCAAGTCATCTCCTGCATCATAACGGGAGGAATGTTTGTCTGTGATTCTGGTTCACGTGCGAATCGTGCGCCCTGCTGGTTAGCACGTGAGGCACCGATACCCCAGACAACGGAACCGGTCAGCTTCTTTCCTCCGGCTTCCGCTGCTTCCACTGGAGGCATAAACGTGGTCCCAGAGACGCTTCCTGAAGTAGTAGCAGATCGAGTCCCTACTGCCTTGGCTGGTGAAGAGGAGCCGACCTCATCTAGCAGCGGCTGTCCAGTCTGGAGACCCGCCATCCAAGTATCAGGGACGTTGGTTCCAGTTTCGCCCAGCACAGGATGGTGGTAGGCGGGGTCGGAAGGATCGTCCGTACCACGCATAAGACCAGTCGTGTCTACACGATCAGGGACGCCACGAATCTGTGAAATACCCTTGGCTGCGTCGGCCTCACGCCCGAGACGAACATTACGGGCTGCGGTCTGGTCACCAAACCTAGCCTCGTACTCAGCGTGCAGAGGACTGTCTGGGGTGGCGTTCTGGATAGAGGAGTCGTACCAGGGAACCTTGGCACTGTCCATAGCCGCGACAGGGTTGTAACCCTCTTCCGACATTCCTCTCCAACCTCCCTTTTTATTGACGCCACCTCGTCGGATATCGTCAAAGCGTTTCTGGAAGTCTTTAGCAACCGATACGTTCTTGCTGTTACTGCTCATGGTAACATCATCCAGCTCATCAGGAGTAAGGGTTGTCATTGTGCGCCTACCGAGCTTGTCGTCGTGAAGCTGTCGTTTGTTTCCGACAGCATCTGCCATGCCAGCCGCTGCACGGTACTCATTGTCAGGAGAGTTGCTAGGAGACATGGAAGCGGAGGCCGCTATTACCTTAGAAGGGTCTAAGTTATTTGTTTTGGCAACCTCTCCGAGTCTACGATTCTGCCCGAAGTACCAAGCTGGGTCTGGGCGGTCAGGAGACGCCATCATGTTCTCCCAGTGACCAGCCATGTTACGGCCAGCGTCATCAATGGTGACAGTTTTGTCGGTGAGACGTTCTATCTGACCGGGAGAAAGTTTGCCCTTGTTGCCATTCTTAGCAAACTCTTTCTCACGTGAAGCCAAATTAGACATCGAGACAGTGTACGCATTCTCAACAGCCTGCTGGCTCTGAGGAGAAAGCTCTTCATACTGCGGGGGCGTATACCTTGCACCAGTACCGTAGTCGGTCTCGGCCTGAGTGCGTCCAGATGGAACTGGATTCCTATTCAGATTTCTGGAGTTAGGTTCTTTAGACATAGGGTCCCCTTTAGGTACTATTTAATTAACGTAAGTGCTTAGTAATCTCTTCTGTCTTGGGTGGCATAACCGAAGACTTGGGAGTAATAGGAGTGCGAGGTTCAGGGTTACGGGCCTTACGACCCGCTGCGGAGTTGTCAACGATATTGGTAGGAATAAAGAAAGGACCTTCACCTAGTGATTCTAGGTGGGCAGCGGCGGCTATGCGATGATGCCCTTCCGACTGGGTTACCCTACCTAGAGATACTGTCTCTCCCGTCTCCTTATCTACCTTGGTAGCCTTACCATTTGGGTCCTCTAGGATGGTGGTAGCGGGGACGTTGATAGAACGCTGTTGATCCCAACCATGCTCACGCAAGCTGTCTAAGGTACCGGCACCTTGAGGATAACGTTTACCGGACTCCTTGGAAACACTTGCCTCTTCTAACATTTGAGGCATAACTATGTCCAGGGGGCCATCAGTAGAATGAGTTAGCTCATTCTTCCACTCAGTCCCGGTCATAAACAGCTTAAGTTGAGTAGGGTTAAGGTTGTCTGCCATTCCCATAGGGATCAGCTTTCGATACGAACCGCACTCGGACGGTTCATATGCCCGCCCGTGTTGTATGCGTACTCCCAGCGCTGTTCACCTTCACCAGAGTGAGCACCCTGAACGAAGTCATTGAGAACATCGGGGGCTTCGATCCAAGAGGCCGACCCGACATGGGCACGTTCCTGCATGGTCTCTTCTGCACGCTTGAACACGGTCTCGGCTTCTGGCACAGCGAGGTGTCCTTTGGCCGGGGCGGTGTCACGGTAAGCTCCGACAGCGAAGTCACGAGGGACATCAGTATCGGTGGCGACACCTTCCATGAAGCTCTGGTCGCCACGGTTGCCAGTGTACTCTGGTCCATAACCATACTCAAAGATAGTCTCTGACTTTTCAGGGACCATTGGAGCCGGAGCTTTAGGGTGGCCGGGGGACATCATCTGTGACTGGTCACCGTACTTGTTCATGTAGTCACCGTTTTGGTACTTTTCCATTGTTTGCTATTCCTTAAATAGTTAGAGGACAAGGATTACTTATATAATAGCAACATTAGAGTGACCAATGTGCTGAAATAAGCATATCATCTAAAGAAGGGACTTTCCGACACAGAGACGCTTGGCATGACATCCTGCACAGTCATTTGACAAGCAATAGCTAATGAGTCAGGATAATCATCAAAAGCGCCCCTTGCCTCGGGTGCTGCTGCCAGCATGTATGGGCCTCGGTCGATCCTTTCCAGGTCAATCATCTGTTGGTTAAACTTCTTCCAACGCTTTAGCCGTCTTGCCTTACTGTGACCAGGGGCGAAAAGCTGGTTACGCTGAAGTAGCTGCATCAAGTGCGTCCACCGCTCGTTCTGGGCTTTAGCGTCTGACGACACAGCTAGAACTTCGATGTGAGGAAGGAGTATCTGCATACGCTCAGCAAATGGGCCACCTACACCCTGGGCGTCAATACCAATCCGCATAATATCGTAGTTGCGTAGGAAGTCAATGATCTCAAAGTATTGAGTCTCCCACTCTACGTTATTCAACTCCATCCAGTTCAACACTCTGTGCTCATAGAAACCGAAGGGGTCTGGCCTGTCCCAGTCTACCCATACGGCGGTTACCACCGTACTGTCCGTAGACCTAGCAACGTCGATACCCACAACGATAGGGGTAGTAGACCATGTTGGAACTACTCCCATACTCGGATCATATATACGAGATAGCTTGTCTTCAGACACAAACATACCTTTATCCAACAACCACTCGTTATTATAGGATTGTCTGAACTCATCTGAGTCCTCACCAATACGGAGCTTCTCTTTGGATATATAAGAGGCATAGTTCTTGTTGTACTTGGCAGCGGTTCTCCAGTCATACTCGTGATGATGAACCTTGCTCGTACGACCTTGTAACTGCCGTCTCTTGTTATGCTGAATGGCATCCAAGAAGTAACACTTATACGTACGAGCGGTGCCGCCGAGTACCAGGGTACCGTTGTTCCAAGCGAGCATGGGCTTGATCGACCTCTTAATCATCGTCTCGTCAGCTTCCTGAGCCTCATCGATGAATGCGAAGTGATACGTCTTAGACTCAATCTTAGCTTTAGGGTTACACGTCTGCATACGGCAGATAGAGCCACTGTTCTTGAGGCTAATGACCTTACCCTTACCACGGTTACCACCACCTGTGGTGTAGTCATCGATTTCAGGGTCTAGTAGAACCGACTCTGCGTGTTCACTCGTGAGCTTTGATACTACACGTCCGAATACCGTATCTGCCTGCTCTTCCGTGGGGGCGAACACGCCGACTAGAAAGCCCTTCTTGAACTTCTCAAGCCATAATGGATATATAGGGGCGAGCTTAGGGAGAATGACCATCATGCTGGCGATGACGTTGGAGACTACCTCCGACTTACCACTCTGACGAGTGGCGATAAGTGTCTTCTCTTCACCATCGCCAAGCACGATAGATTTAATGATGTCGTAAGCAATGGGGGTCTGATACGGGAAGAACTCGATATCACAAAAAGACTCAGTAAAGACCATGAGACGGCCTACCAAGTTATCGATGAACTCAGCGCTGGCCTCATCCAGTTCGATCTCTTCTTCAAGAGCTTCTATGTTAAGTTGTTCCTCAAGATCATCAAGCTCTTGGTTAGTCATGCGACTCAGTTCTTCGTCTGAGTATTCTCTCATAGTGCTCCCTAATGTATGACCACCATTATACCATACGTAACGTTACGGCCTACGACAACCGTAATCACCTTTGGTCCAAGGCCCAAAACCGCATACTGAATACAATTTAGCGCAGGCTGCTGCGTTATGTGTTGGGTTTCCTGCAAACGAGTAAGGGTTGTACGCTGCTAGAATCTGCCCCGAACGGAAGAACCCGGCTAAAACGTTCAACTGACAGAATCCCCATGAGTCGTCTCCGGTCCTGCGGTTTCCGTTGTACGCCGCCGAGTTGCAATTGCTTTCTCTGCTCACGATATTCAGCATTTTCTCAACAGCCCAGTTCTGAGCACCAACATTCCACATAGCGTTGGCGATCAGGTTGGCATTGGCTTGTGAGCATCCGGTACCCCCACCGTAGTAAGAGGGGCGGGGACCATTCCACACGCCTCCAGAAGATGAAGGAGTAGGGGGGTTCAGGCGAGTAGCCGTTGCGGTTGCCCTGGCAGGGCGGGTAATCTTAGGAACGTTCTTATTGACAATTTCCTGTACGGCGTCTACTTGCTCGTCTGTCAAACCTTCTTCAGAAAGCAGTTCTTTACGAGCATCACCGTTGCCGTAGTTTCCTGCTAATACTTCCGATGCAAGAGTTTCCAGGCTGACCGGCATTATATCTTCGTGAATAGGCCGAGGTTCAGCCGATACGCTGGAACCCGAGAAGGCAGAGATACTACCTACGAGCATACAGAATGCAATAAGGGACCTAAAGGGACGTGTCATAACTAACTCCAGTAATAGGGGATAAGGACTGTTACGTCTGGTTCAAGGGGTGTAGACAGTTAGTGTATGCGTTTATACGTACCAATTAACAAGTAAAAACTATGGGTACAGAAAGATGCCTT